ATGGGCGCTTTTCCTGTTTGCGCTTTAGATTTATTAACCGGAAAGGATGGTGTGGAGTATTTTAACAAAATTTAGGCGCCAGGTAGCCAGCGCCCTATTTAATCTCTCAGAAAGGGCTGGCGGCGTACAGAAAACAAGTAATAGTATCGTGGCGAAAAATAAATTCGCTGTTGCATCTGCCGTTCTCGGTAGTTATATAGGATACTCCAGACGTGACGGCATATTCTTCCGCTGCGAGTACGACTTTGACGAGATAAAGCGTGCGGTAGATACGGAAAACTATTTAGCCGTTGCCATAAAAAAATATAGTGAGCTCTTTATGAAGGCAGGCTATACCTTCCGAGGAGTTAAGGACGCACCATCTGAATATCTGCGCAAGCGATTCAAGTTGATGAGTTACTTTGGTGAAGACGAAGTTCCGTTCGAACTCCTTATGAGGGAAACAACACACGACCTTGTGGAATTCAGCAATGCTTTTTGGGTAAAATGCCGAAAGGATGAAATTCCTTTTATAAAAGCAAATGGCATTGTGAGCTCCAAAAAGTGTGTGGCTGGGTATTCACGCCTGGACCCGGCGCAGGTTCGTGTGCAGTTCGACAAAAACGGTAAGCTCTGTGCTTATAAGCAGATTACTCCAACCGGAAGAGAAAAAGTTTTCAATAAAGAGGACGTTATTCATTTCGTTCTAAACCGGCCGGCAGAATCTGTTTGGGGTGTTCCATTCTGGACTCCAACTTTGGAAGATATACGATTCCTCCGCGTATTGGAGGGTGATGTCGCAACGATTGCACACCGGTTTGCAACACCGATTGTTCATGCAAAAGTTGGTCTTCCGCAGGAAGGTCTCTATGGCACTAAAAAGGAAGTTGATGAAACGCGTCAGCTTATCGAGAATACGCCGCCTGACGGAATGATTATTTCTCCCGAGCGTTTGAACTTCTCCATAATTGGTGCGGAAGGAAATGCATTAAACCTGAAAGATTACCTCTCCTACTTTGAGAGCCGCGTATTCACCGGCCTCAATACGTCCAGCACAATGATGGGACGTGGCGGTACGAAACAGGATGCAGACTCCATGGAAGAGCAGGTACACAATGCAGTTAAAGATATGCAGGCTGCATTTGCTATCCAGTTTCAAAACGCAGTAATTATAGAACTTCTGCTTGAGGGCGGTTTCAATCCTATCTTAAAAGAAGAAGACGAAGTTGAGCTCGTATTCAACGAAATCAATCTGGATACCAGGGTTAAACTTGAAAACCACATCATCAACCTGTATCACGCTAACGCAATCACGGTTGAAGAAATGCGTAGCGGTATCGGCTATAAAGTTAGTGACTTTGATAAAGACAAGCTCTACTCCAATTACATCGAACAGTCCAATACACTTGAACAGATTGATGTGAACCACGACAATGCAATCGAACTCGCCAAGTTGAACGCGAAGCTTTCCGCTCAGGCAGCAAGCGCAGCACCGGCCAACACATCTTCTGGTGGCAGCAAAACAAAGAGCAGCTACACGAAAAAGAATACCGGCAATGGAAAAAATAAAACAAATGGAAAGCCCAGTGGCGCTGTAAAAGCAGTAGATAAACCATCCAATCAGCATGGAACATACAGTGCAAAAATAAAAGAATCCGTTGTTTTGAATGAACTGGCCTCCAAAATAACGGCGAACGGTAGTAATGCTGGAGATATCAAGAAAAGGTTAAAAAGCTATGTAAACGACATGTCCGTTAAGGGCGCAAAAGAAGGTTACATAAAAGCAATGACAGACCTTATTCCTGATGAAGAGCATGAAGCTCCATCCCTCGTACCACAAAATTCAATACTAATTAACTATTTTAATAAGAATATCGACGAGTTTTTTAGTGATATAGACAAAAACATTAGTAATACGGGGGACGAGTGCGGTTTCAAACAACAGTTTGAGTCGAAAAAATACAGGCTCGAAATGCTCACGGATTTTGTTTATCGGAAGTCCTGTTGGTACTCTTACTTAAAAACTTGTGAAAGCCATGGCATAAATCGCGTGCAGGTACAATGCCGCGAGGAGAGCCGGCATTTTGAACAGTATAATGGTAAGATTATCAACCCGAACAATTTCAATATAAATGAAATTCCGGGATACAGCACAAATTGCAGTTGTTATTTAAAGCCGTTAAAAAATGAATAGGAAGGTTATCATATGCCACTGACTCTTAGAGAAGTCGAAGGGTATGATGTAACGAACCCTACAGCCCCAATCAGTCCGGATAAGATTAATGCGTGGATTAAAGAATGCAACAATCTTACTGAGTCTGAACATACCGCAAAACCCGAAGGAACATTCACTGCTAAGATTGAAGCAATTCACGGTGACGTACCAACGAGAAACTTCACGCGGTATATGACGAGCGGTTTCAAGAAAGCAATCAAGACATGGACATCGCCATATTGCGTTCCAAACATTATGTATCATAACGATTATGATGGCGAGACGGTCGGTCGCATTATTGAAGCTGAGCAGGGGGATTCTCAAAAACTTCCAGGCACCCAGGCCATCATCTTAACGTCGGCCATTCCGGAATGGAAAGACCAACGTAAAGTGGAAAACGGATTATACAGTACGGTTTCCATCGGTGTTTCGGCCACAGATGTGCGATGCAGTATTTGCGGGGCTCAATTGAGCGAGGGCGAATATTGTGACCATGTCCGCGGTTACACCTATAAGAATGAAGAGACTGGAAAGAAAGAAACCTGCTATTGGGACGTTTATGAATGGGAAGCAAAGGAAATTTCGTTTGTCATTGTGCCGTCCGACAAGTATGCAGGAATCGTATCTTATTCCTACAATTATGCACCTGATAGTGAGGACACTAAAGAAAAAGTCCAGGGCGAACCGCCTACTCGTCGAATACCGATGAGGGCGACGGAGGCCGAGGGTGCTTTAAATACATCCAATAACAAAATGACTGAATCGCAGAATTCCGACAGTCTGTTACCACCACAAACAGCTAAGCAGGAATTAGAAGGAGAGAAAACATTGAACATCCAGGAAGCAGAACAGAAAATCGCTTCTCTCGAAACAGAAGCGAAGGCTCTGAAGGGTGACGCTGTAGTTCTTCAGGAAAAAGTTGATGCTTTGAATAAGGACAAGGTTTCCCTGCAGGAATCTATTACCAAAATGAAGGCTGCCGCCGAAGAGAAAGAACTCGAACTTTCTCAGGAAAAGCAGCTGCGCGAAGCCGCTGAGGGCAAGGTTGAAGGCCTCGAAAAAGAAGTCAAAATGAGCCTTGCAGAATCCCTTGCAACGCTGCGCGAAAAGGCTGGTAAGCCGGCTATCGAAAAACTTGCAGAGCGTTCTATTGACTCTTTGCGTGATGCTATTTCGGACATCAAGGCTGAGCTGAAAGAAGCTGAAGCTAAGGCTGCCGAAGAAGCTAAGGCCGCAGAAGAGGCAAAGGCTGCTGAAAAAGTAAAAGCAGCTAAGGGCTCTGTTGAAAATACCACTTTGAAAGAATCGGAAGAGACTCCGGGAGCAAATGCTGCTGAGAAGAAAGCCGCTGAAGTCCCCGCTGCTGCCGAAGATTTTGATCTTTAATCAGGAGGACATTTAAGAAATGGCTTTATTCCCAACTTCTAATACAACTCGCTTTAAGCTCCAGCCGGGTGGCCGTGGTGAAGCATTCGTTGCTGACCAGCCGGGTTACCGCGATGGCGCAACGCGAATCAATCGTACAAACAATGGCCTGAGCGAAGCACCGCATGAATCGCTCACTGGTAAATACATTCTGGACAAGCGTCTGCCGGCACAGTTCAAATACGGTTACGCTGTTGGCTACAACAACATGGTTATCACCAAGGGCCGTATCGTAGCAGCAGACCCGCACATGACTCGTCCGGACTGGACTACGGACCGTTACTTCAACGTTCTGACGCTGGCAAACGGTGGCGCAGTAGTTCGTCTCCGCAAAGATGGCGATGTTTATCCGACAAAAGAAACCCTGATTTCCGAAGAATCCCGTGGCGGCAAGGTTGCAGGCATTGGCCTGAACTGGGTTCCCGTTGAAGG